GAAGCAAAAAGTAAATCAGAGACAAAAACTGAAAGCGTAGAGGCAAATAAGCCAAATACAGAAGAAAAACCGTCTGGTGCTCCTGAACAATACGGAGATTTTACAGTCCCCGAAGGTTTTAGCGCACCAATTGATGATTTTAAGTCTTGGGCCAAAGAAAATAACATGACTCAAGAAGCTGCACAGTCGGCAGTAGATTTTTATGTAAATAAAATTGCACCTCAGCAGCAAGCACAACATGAAGAAATGGTTAACAAATGGGTTGAAGAAAGCAAATCAAAATTTGGTGATAAAGGAATCGAAGAAGCCAATAAAGCATTGGCGCGTTTTTCCACGCCTGAATTTATAAACTTCCTTTCTGAAACAGGGATTGGCAATCATCCTGAAATGATAGCAGCTTTTAAAAATATTGGAACAAAAATTTCTGAATCGGGTTGGATCGATGGGCAGTCAACTCCTGCAAACGGTCCTGATTATTACCCCGGATTGCCACAGAATAAAAAAATGGGGAGATGAATAAATGTCAACTTTAAATTCTACTAATGTATCATGGACAGATTTAAAAAATGCAATGAATCCTGACGGATCGGCGGCAAAAATTATTCCTATTTTGGAATTATCTTGCCCTTTTGTAAAATCAGCAACGGTTATTGAAGGTAGCATGAACAATGGTAATCAAACTGTTATTCAAGCAACAAAGGGTACTGCTTCTAAACGTACTTATAATCAAGGTGTTGCTAAAAGTAAAAAGACAGATATTCCGGTTGTCGATTTGGCTTGTATGTATGAGGGAAATGTCGAAGTTGATCTTCGCTTGCTTGAAAAATATCCTAATCAAGAACAATACATGTCTGGTCAAGAAAATGCTGCTGTTGCTGCTATGACAGAAGACTTTGAAACTGACGTATATTATGGCAATCAAAAGACTTCTATTTTGTCTATTGATGGACTTGCTACTCGTTATAGCGGATTAAGCACAGTTAAAACAAATAAAGGTTATCAGGTTATTAATGCGGGCGGTTCAACAAATCTTTCTTCGTTGTATCTTGTTGGTTGGGGTGCGGGCGGATTTAACATGTTCTATCCTATGGGGAGTCAGGCTGGTATTGATCGTATTGTTAATCCTAATCAGCGTGTTACTGATGGGAACGGGAATCCGCTCTATGCTTATTGTGTAAACATCAACTGGCAAGTTGGTTTAACTGTTGAGAATTACCGAATGGGCGGACGTATTGCAAATATCGACACTGTTGCCCTTGCTTCATACGGAACTAGTACAGATACTTCTCCTGACATTTTTGCAGATATTTTTACACTTAAAAATCGTTTGCAATATAAATCCGGATACCGTTTTGCTTGGTATTGTAATGAGCTTGTTTATACCATTCTTGAAAGAATGAATAAAGACAAATTTAATGTAATGCTTGACTGGAATCAGCAAATGGGACAACCACCAGAATTAATGCTTAATGGATGGCCTGTATATTTGTCTGACAAAATCGTAAACAACGAAACAGTTGTATCCTAAGGAGGGATAATTAATGGCAATTCTTGATAATGAATTAATCATGTCTAATGCACAGGCAGAAACATCAATTGCCGCTCATCCGTCTACAAATATTGTTGACTTTGGGCGCGCAAACGCTGGCTATAACAGAAAAGTATTTGTTACTATTAATACCGCTTGTACGACTACTACGAGCGGTGCAACAGTAGCTTTTGCTGTTCAGTGCGATAGTGACGTTAACTTTGGTAGCCCGACAACTTTATTTAGCGTTTCTGCAACGGCTGTTGCTACTCTTGTTGCTGGATATAAGGTCCTTGAGCTTACTCTTCCGGCAGAAGTAGAACGTTATGTACGCGTTTTGTATACGATTGCTACAGATACACTTGCAACTGGCAAGTTTAATGCGTGGGTTGATGATACGCAACAAACTAATATGACAATTATCTAATTTAAGAGGGGCTTATGTCCCTCTTTTTATTTGGAAGGAGGTAAATATGTCAATAAAAACAACCGTATCAACAAGAGATATCGCAAAATATCTTCAAAATATTACGGCTCCGGTTAAAAGTTATACCGCTGATGGAGCAATTACAGTTAATTACGGAATAGTTAATATTTCAAAGACTTCTGCTGCTGCAATGACAATAGCGGCCCCAACTACAAGCCAGAACGGTATAATCATCACGATTATTAGTTCTTCGGCTTATGCTCATGTAGTTACTTTTACGGGCGCAACGTTTGTAAATGGTGATTCTTCCGCTCATACGACAGCCACTTTTGCCGCAAAGGTAGGGGCATCTGTACGCATAGTAGCTTATGGTGGTAAATGGTATCAGTCTGGTATTTCAAATGTAACAATGTCATAAAAATTGGGGGCGATTACTCGCTCCCTTATTTATTTAGGAGGTGCGAATATGTCCTCGAAAACAGAGATATGTAATTTAGCTTTGTCGCGTTTTGGCGGTGGAAAAATAACGTCTTTAGATGATGGAACAGAAACAGCAAGATTATTAGATTTAAATTATAACAATTGTTTAGAAACAACATTAAGAGATTTTCCTTGGAACTTTGCACGTAAAATACAAGAATTAGCTTTAACTGATGATACGACACCAGGATATGACTATGTATATCAATATCCAGCTTATTGCGTAAATGTTTTACGTGTTTATTATGAAAACAATGCGCGGATGAACGAAAAATCCGAGTTTAAAATAATTACAAATGGCAATGAAAAATTTATTGCTTGTGATATTCCAAATGCTTATGTTGAATTTACTTATAAAGTAACTTCACCTGATATTTATGATGCTTCTTTTGTTAAGGCTTTAAGTTACATTCTAGCAGCAGAGGTTTGCAATGCAAAAAGCGGAAATGCTCAAAAAGCTGCTGAAATGTTGCAAAAATACCAAATGACAATTGCAACTGCCGAACACGAAGGGGCAGTAGAAAATAATATAGCTTTCGAATGGCCTACGTCATATATAACAGGAAGGCGTTAAAATGGCAGCAACTTCACAAAAAATGTATACGAATCAAGCTTCTTTTGCTAGCGGAGAAGTTTCTCCTGACATATGGGGAAGAACAGATTTAAAATACTATTCAGTAGCCGCTAAAACAATGGAAAACTTTTATCCTCATCCGTTTGGTGGGGCTTCAAATAGAACAGGTACATATATGATAACAGAGGTAAAAGATTCATCTAAAAAGGTGAAGCTTTTACCTTTTCAATTTAGCGTAGATCAAGCTTATATAATCGAAGCTGGAGAAAACTATTCTCGCTATATAAAAGATGGCGGACAAATTATTCGCACTGTTGATAATACTAACGCTTGGGTTACTTCAACTGTCTATAGCGTTGATAATGCTGTTAAAAACGGTGGTCTTATATATAGATGTATATTAGCTCATACTTCCGGGTCAACAACTGAACCCGGAACCGGAGCTAGTTGGTCAACTTACTGGTTGCAAAGTAACATTGTTGAAACAACTACAACGTATGCAGAAGCAGATTTATTTAATCTTAAAACCGCTCAGTCTGCTGATACACTTTATATTTGCAATTCAAGTTATAAACCTAAAACTCTTACTCGTTCGAGTCATTATGATTGGACATTATCAGACTTTGATTATATAAACGGTCCTTTTAGAAATCAAAACGTTACAAATACAACAATAACTCCTAGTGCAACAACTGGAACAATAACATTAACTGCATCATCGAGTATTTTTACAGCTAATCAAATTGGTTCATTATTTAAAATTAGTCATGATGTTGTGGATCAAATTCTAAATGTACACCTTACCGCTGTTACGACAACAGATTATATTAAATGCAAAGGCGATTGGTCTATATTAACCCATGGGACATGGTCAGGGACTATTAATGTACAACAATCAACAGATAATGGATCAACTTGGTCAACAATTAGGACTTATTCAGCTAATAGCGATGCAAATATAAACGATACCGGAGAAACAACAGAATTTTCG